CCTAACTTTTCTATAAACTGTTCAATATAGCCGTAATGCACCACATTTCCTTCCGTGGTTTGCAAATATCCCTGCCGTTCCCATATATCATAAGGAACATGGTCACGTTTTACTCTTAAATCCAAGGTTTCTTCAGGCAGCCAGAAATATGGAAGAATGCTGTATTTATCTTCCTCATCTTCCGCCGGAAACACCAGTACAAAAGCTGTAATATCCGTAGTGCTGGATAGGTCAAGGCCACCATAGCAAACACGTCCCTCCAAATCCTTTTCATTTACAACAAATGAACATTTATCCCATTTATCCATGGGCATCCAGCGTATTGCCTGCTTAACCCACTGATTAAGACGAAGCTGACGAAAAGCATTTTCTTCTCCAGGATTTTGCCTAGCAGATTCACAGGCTGCTTTAACCTTATCAATACCAACCGTAATGTCTAAAGATGGGTTTGCCTTCTTCCACACCTTGGGGTCAGTCCAGTCATCGGTTTCCTTAGCACCATATATTACCGGATAAAAAGTGCTGTCATGCTTTCTTCCCTCTAAAATATCCATCGCCTTTTGGTGTGTTTCATAGCAAATAGAATGGGTATCCGTTCCCGCCGTAGTTATAAGAAAATATAAAGGCTGCATACGTGCATCACCGGATCCTTTGGTCATAACATCAAAAAGCTTTCTGTTAGGCTGTGTATGCAGCTCATCAAAAACAACTCCGTGAATATTAAAGCCATGCTTGGAATAGGCTTCTGCTGACAGCACCTGGTAAAAACTGTTTGTCGGCTGATAAATTATTCTCTTTTGTGATGCTAGTATCTTTACTCTTTTATTTAGCGCAGGACACATACGCACCATATCGGCAGCCACTTCAAAAACAATGGATGCCTGTTGGCGGTCAGCTGCACAACCATATACTTCAGCGCGTTCCTCGCCATCACCGCAAGTAAGAAGCAATGCCACCGCAGCTGCAAGTTCACTCTTACCCTGTTTCTTGGGAATTTCAATATAGGCGGTATTAAACTGTCGATATCCGTTAGCCTTAAGCGTACCAAAAACATCGCGGATAATCTGCTCCTGCCAGTCTATCAATTCAAAAGACTTGCCGGCCCAGGTACCCTTCGTATGACTAAGACACTCAATAAAATTCACAGCATAATCAGCTGCAGCTTTATCATATACCGAGCCTTTAGTTTTAAATTTGGTGGCTTTATACCTCTTTAGCTTTCGCAATATATCACCTCTATATTTGAGCATAAAAAATAACCTGCCATAAGCAAGCCTCGCTAACAAGATACAGAGCCATATGGCTCCGTTCTTGGATTTTTCAGTTGTTTTTTCACTTAGAAAAGTTCTTCAATTTTTTTGAGTTCAGTTTTTAAACTAACTACATCCTGCGCAATGCAAGTTCTGCGAAAACTATTTTTGCAGGACTTGCCCTCGTGGGTAAGCTTCTCGATTTCAGCTCTACGTTTTGTAATTACCTCAATTCCATTGCCTTCTTCTGCATCCTTGTAATCTCTTTCAAATCTTGTCATTTTCGTATTCTCCGTCCATATGGTTTTCCCTTTCGGTATGTACATATTCGCTCTAAAGGCACATAATAGCAAGTCAATAGCGGCAAGTATACAATATCTCTCTACTCTTCTCCTGTTAAGATAAATCTAACGTATTCTTTGCGGTGTTCTTCTACAAAGACTACTAAGTCGTAGTAACCAAGTTCGTTGGCAATGTACTGAACCATATTGATGTCAAACATATTAGTTCGTCCCGTATCCCTAATGGCAATAATTTGGCGTTTAATTACTGGCTTCATCATTTTGGCACCTTCTTTACCAAATCTTCACCATAAATCACATTAAGACTGCTTCCGTTATCCCAATTTACTAAAATACTGGCAGTATCATCCACGCCGGTTACCGTCCCTTTTGTGCCAAGTGGCGGAGCTTGGGCATCGTCCATCTTTAAAAGCTCCACCCTTGTTCCATTGGGATACTGTTTACGCACAAGTTCCACAATTTTCTTACTTGGAAATCTCATCCTCCTCTGCCTCCTTTTTCAACCCGCTTTTAAATGCACTGCTGCCAGTCAGATTCTTCAGCAGAATTTTTCGGTCTGCCTTGTACTCGGCACCCACAAACCCTAGCCGGAGGAGCAAGCATCGGAATGCGTACTTTTCATTTTCCACCGCTTTTTCCATGTTGGAGATACGTTTCTGCTCTCGGCTCATTTTGCACAGAGCGGCAATGAAATTGGTGTAGGCTCTGGTCATGTCGGTATCCAAGCCATCTGTAAACCATGGAAAGGAAATCTGCTCCTGCGTGATTTTAATTGGCAGCTCGCTGATTCCTAACGCCTTTTTTATTAGCCGTCCCTTAGCTTCTAAGAGGTTGGTAAGGTTACCCACCAGTACCTTATTCAACGGCATTGCCACTGTAAGCCCCACAGTTTCGTTCTGTGGCTCTATTTCCGGTAATTGGCAGGCAGGTTGGCAGTCCGCCAAAGGCTCCTCACAACCCATTTCTGGCTTAGTTTCATCATTTTCAGAACTCTCACAATGAAAACCTCTCTGATTAAGTTTCTCCAGCACACATTCTATTTCCTCACTGTCCGCCATATCATCAAAGGTAAGATTTCCCTCACGGGTCACGGTAAAATAATCCACCCTATATGCGTAGGTGGGGGTTCTCATGTAAACTGCCTTTGCGCCTGTAATTTCTTCCAAAGCTTTTACAAATGGTTTTCTGTCGGTAAGATTGTAAATAACTTCCATAATGTAGTTCCTCCTTTTGTTTTGGTACTACATTTATCACTCTAAAGGCACATAATAGCAAGCAAATAATGTGAAAGATACTGTATACCTAGATATTTTCAGCAGCCCAGACGATGCCTGATAACACAAAACAAACACACGGAAGTGCAACTCCATTACCCCACATTTTATATTCCGCAGAATCAGAATGCGGTTTACTTAGCCATTTAATAATCTGATTTCTAGTTTTGGGTTTGCTTGAATTCTTAAATATCTGCCTGTGAGTTTCAAAAACCTCTGCCCACCAACAGAGTTCTTCTTCAGTAGGATTTTCTGTCTCTAGTGCAGAACACCACCAATCTGGAAATCCCTGCAGCCTGGCGCATTCCGTTGGAGTCAGTCTGCGAACAATGTAACTCGCATCCTTCTCATCACTGACAAGCGGTGGGTCTTTATAATCGGTTGCTACGAGGGTATTGGCCACATCTTTATCTGCTGATGTAAAAAAAGATGCCTTACTACTGGTATAATTAGGCATTGCAACTGCGCCCGGTCCTTTTGCAACAATAGTCGGTTCTACCTCTTTTTCAACACTAAATCCAAACTTGGCATTTCCCCCTTGATTAAAGGCTGCTCGGTCAATTCCATAGGCAACTGCGTGTTTATCCGTAGTGTTTAAGGTAAAACTTACTTCTTCGTTAACCCCATCGCCCTGTGGTCCATTTTCTTCTTTTCTGCCTATCATAGAGCCTTGCAATACAAACGTCTGCATTTGCTGGCTTTGCCTTGCCATCAAAGCATCGGATTTTCCTTTGAGGTCAATAACCTCGTCACGCTGATTTACATGGAACGCTTTTGTATCTTCAACAACAGCTACCCCGCCTTGATTACAGGCTGGATTCCCTCCATTTCCGTCTAAGGTGCGAGCCGTTGAGGCTTCATATACACCACTTTTAGGATTTGTGGATTTCATGGAATTACTACCATCTGAGCATATTCCATAAACTTTTGGTACAAATACAGTCTGGTCATTATTGCACCCTAAGGTAGCAGACATATTTTCCTGCACCAAAGCACCTTTGCCTCCACCCTCGCAGCCACTGCGAATTTTAAGTGTTTTAGGTGTTTCCATAACAAAAGGCTGATTATTCCCGCCCATACCAAAAGTAGCAAGCACCGTCTGTGCTTTATCAATAGGCCCAACATATCTTGTGTCCTGACTATGATTTTCAAACACCAGTGGCGGATGATTCGAATTCGCTCTAAGAGTAGATGTCTTATCCTTCGTTACATCCATTCTTTCTCCACCTTGGTCATTTAAGCAGATTGCGCCTGCTGTTCCAGTGCCGCTTTCAACAGCTCCGGCAACTCTTTTCCACGAGCAGCCGCCCGGCGAAGAATACCCTGACAAGCCTTCTGACTCAAATAATATTTTTCCGGCACATTCGCCATCAAAATCTGCGACAAGATAGATACGTCTTCTTCTTTGGGGGACTCCGAAATATTGGGCATCGAGAACTCGCCATGCGAGGGAGAAACCTTCTGCCATGATAAGTCCTGCATTTTCCCACTTACCTTTTTCAGTTCTAGGAACAGAAGCATTTTCTGTTTTGATTTTGCAGAGTGCTTCGAGAACTGCCTTAAAGTCTTCCCCCTTGTTGGACGAGAATGCGCCGGGGACGTTTTCCCAGACCACAAATCTTGGATACTTGCCATTCGTCTTACACCTCATTTCCTTCACGATTCGCACCGCTTGATAAAATAGACCGGAACGCTCACCATCCAGTCCGCTTCTTTTTCCTGCCACCGACATATCCTGGCAGGGGCTTCCAAATGTAATTATATCTACGGGCGGAACTTCCGCGCCGTTTAATTTGCTGACATCACCGTAATGTGTTATATTAGGAAACCGCTTTGTTGTTACCCTGATTGGGAACGGCTCCACTTCAGCAGAAAAAATAGGAGTGATGCCACTAAGCGTCGCTCCCAATTCAAAACCACCACTGCCAGAGAATAAACTTCCTAAACGTAACAAAATCTAACACCTCCTGCACTTTTTCGCTTACCAGATGCACACTCTGATGCTTTACCATAATTCGCAGGGTGTTTTTCCACAGCCTTTTTAAGCGAAGAATATATTCCTAACAAACCATTGCCATCAAATACAGCTGTTTTTCTGCGACCATAATTTCTTAATGCACCCATAGCTGCATAATCTGTTTTTACAACTACTTCATTTCGATTAATCGTGGTCAACGGGTCTGCTTGCTGTTCCTCGTATGTAGCCCATTCAAGATTTTCCACACGATTATCATTGCGGATGCCGTTCTTATGATTTACGGTTGGCTTATTCTTTGGATTTGGAATAAATGATTGAGCAACAAGTCTGTGTGCTTTAAGTGTGTACCTTACGCTGTCAATACTGATGACATAATAGAAATACCCATAACGATCTAAGTTTGGGCTTAGATATTTTCCGCTACGGGTACTGTATAATCGTCCATCTTCAGTTATTTCATATAATCCGTTGAATATAGGACAGTGTCTATTCTCCATCGGCACTGACCTCCAAATCCTCAAAACGGATGGTCTTGCCATCACGAAATACGGATACTGTATCCGCAGAGCCAACCTGCTCAATATAGCGTTTTACGATAACATCACAGTATTTTTCATCAAGTTCAATGGTGTGACAGATTCTGCCTAACTGTTCACAGGCTATCAAAGTGCTGCCGCTGCCGCCAAACGGATCAAGAACGATGCAATTGCTCATACTGGAATTCTTAATCGGATAGGCAATAAGCGGAATCGGCTTCATGGTCGGATGGTCACCGTTTTTCTTCGGCTTATCAAACTCCCATATGGTAGTCTGCTTTCTGTCGGAGTACCATTGATGCTTGCCTTTCTTTTTCCAGCCGTAAAGGCATGGCTCATGCTGCCACTGATATGGACTCCTACCAAGCACTAGGCTCTGTTTTTTCCAGATACAAGTTCCCGACAAGTAAAAGCCTGCTTCCGAGAATGCCTTTCTAAAA